TGTTTTGTAGTTGTTGTGCGGTAGTAACATCTCCAGCTACTACAAATGCTTGTGCTGGTGGTTGTTGTCCTAATGCGCCAGCAATTTGATTAAATCCTGATTGCCCTACTACATTAAAACTTGGTGCTTGTGTTGGTGCTGTTGATGCTCCACCTGAAGGAGTTGGTACACTACCACCTGAAGCTCCAGAAGGATTAAATTTTTGTGATGAAATAGCTGCTACTTGTGCTGCTCCAGCTACACCCATAGCAACCATATTAGCTACTCTTATTGCTTGAGGTGGTGTAAAATCAGTAGTTTCTTTAGCAACCTTCATAATTGCCACTGAAGTATTAATTAATGTTTCAACTATAGCTAAACCTTTTTGTAAGTTAAATGCTTTTTCTGCATTTTTTTCATTTTGATTTGCAAATGCCTGAATTAAATTTGACATTGCCATTAATGAATTTGCTTGAATAGATTCTTTTGCATCCGCTACATATTGCGCTGTATCAAGTTCTTTTTTCTCTTGGTTTTTAGAAAACTCATTAAACTCAGCTTCCATTTCATCCCAATGTGCTTTTTGGTCTGCAAGTTTTTGGTCTTGTATTTCTTTATCTCTTGTTTTATTTTTTTGTCTTGACTCCTCTAAAAACTCATTATAAGCAATTTCTGCATCTATTTTAGCTTGTGTACCAGCATTAGCAGTATTTATTACATCTAGTAATCTTTGAGCTTCTATTTCCTGTTCTTCAGCATCAATTTCTTTTAATCTTTCTAATTTCTCTAATTCATCTTCAATTTGTTCTGCATCAAATCTTTTTCTTTCAATAGCTAATTTATTTTCTGATTCAAGTTTAGAATCAGTCATTTCTAACTCTTCTTTACTTAATGCTAAATCGTTTGCTTGTTGTTCACTTCTAAAACCAGCTACTTGCGCCCTAACAGCAGCTAATTCATTTTCAGCTTCCATTACAGCTTTCTTAAACTCAATATTTTCTTTATCTTTTTTAAGTTCTGCTTGTGCTGCTCTTAATGAAATTTTAGCATTAGATAACATTGCTTTTTCTTGTCTATCTAATACTAAAGCAAGTTCATCATTAGCTTTCTTTCTTTCTTCAATGCTTAATCTTTCATCATCTCTTATTTGCCTTAATGATTCAGCTTGTAAATCATATTTTTCTATTAATCCTTGATTTGCTACTGCTGCTAATTCAGCTTGTTTTTTAAGCTCTACATTTGCTGTTGCTGCCTCTACTGTGGATTTAGTGTATTCTGTTAATGCAGTTACGCCTTCACTAATAACTTCTGTAGCTTTCTCTACTGAATTATCTACACCAGTTAATACATCTACAAATTCACTTCCAGCATTTTTTACTTCATCTATTGCGCCTTTAAAATCACCAGCAAATAGTTTTTTCATTGCTTTACCTAAAAAGCCAAATACTTCAAGAGCTGATTTAACTCTTTCAATAATATTGTCTTTTATAGCTTTACCTAATGCTTTTACACTACCTAAAGGATCATCAAAAATAGATTTAAAAAACTCAGATACTGCACCTACATTTTTAGATATAAAATTAAAGAAATCATTAAAAGCTATAGATAATGATTCAAAAGCAATGTTGAAAGTATCTACTACTTTTTGATTAGACTGAAATAATTCTTTTAACTTATCTAATGCCAATGCTATTATAGTAAATATACCAGCACCACTAGCTATAGTTTTTAAACCAGCTCCAAATCCAGAAGCACCTTTTTTAGCTGTTGCTAAACCTTTACCAAGTAAACTTAGTTTTTTTGATTCCTTGTTTGTAGTTTCTAAACCATCATTTACTTTTTCTAAACCATCAGAAACATTTTTTAAATCTTTTTCTGCTTTATCTGTTTTAGTTATTATTTCAAATATCTTAGTTATCATTTTTTAATCTTAAATAGTTAAATACTTCTTTAAATGATTCAGGTGCTTTATTTATCCCTAATGCAATTCTAATATGTTCATCATACAGCTTATTATCTTTACAAAATTCTAATGCTTCTAATATTGTTTTCACGTAGGTTCGTTTAATAGTTCAAAATTTGTTTCTCCACTTTGTAATTTAGTAGACATTTTATTAATTGTATAAGCTCTTGTGCCAACTACAATTAAATCATCTAATGTTAGATTCAACAATACCTTTAAAGGCAATACAGCAGAGAACTTAAATATCCTTGTTCTTTTGTTAAATACTCTTGTAATGTAGTTTTGATAATACAGTTGAAATAAGCTATTGTTATTACCAGCATAATCTGTTAGTGTATAAGTATTTATTTCAGATCCAAAGTTTAAGTTGTAGGTTGGTGCTGTCGAAGATGTGCCTAATTCATTGCAAGCACTTGGTATCCAATAATCATTTAAGTTAAAAACATCAGAGTTACCAGCTGGATTGTCTGCTAAAGCTCCATAAACTTCTGGTCTTGTATTATAAATAAAATTAATATTATCCTGATTCTGTTGGTATATACCATAAAATAATAAAGGTTGGCCTATACTTGGTTCTAATTCTTCATTTAAAAAGCTACCAATTTGTACTGTAGTTAAAGCACTACTTGTTTTATCTTGTAATCTTTCAAACAGCATATGTTCAAAAGGTATTTTAATTTGGTACTTTTTACTTTTAGTTGTATCAGCTAAATAATTAAGCTCTCCGTATTTTTTGTTATTAGTGTTTAGAAACTGTTGTGCTAAAATGCTTTTAGGTTCTGCATATTCAAAATCTACTTCGCTAAATGGAACTGTTGCACCTACAGTATGCTCATCTGTTTTCACAAATGGTGTTATATCAAAAGTATCTCCAACACTATAAAAACTATCTAATGTTTTAACAACTACTTCACCATTAAAATTTAGAAATGCAGTTAAATTGTGCATATTAAAAAATGCTCTTAAAAAATCAAGAACTTTAATATCTGGTACTTGGTTTCTTATTGTAATAGTTTGGTCAGTTGTTAAATTAGCATCTTGAGTAAAATCTGCTGCATAAGTATCATAAGTAAACGTACTTGGATTAAATACAAAATGTTGGCAAGTTAAAACAGAATCAAAAGTTAATGTACTTGCACTTCTTACTTTTGCTATTAATGTAAATCCTTGACCTTGTGCTATTGGATTAATAGAGCTATAGCCAAAACCAACACTTAAAGATTGAGTACCTGTAACACCTTCTAAAGTTGCGTGAACTACACCATCATTTTCATTAATAATGTCAATAGCATATTCAACAGTATTATCTGTTGGTATTATTTGAGCTTCAAAATTAAATCCTTCTGGTTGCCCTCCTGTATTGCTGTCGCTAAAAACATAAGGACCATTCTGAACTGCTGGACCAAAAGGTGGTGTTCCAGTTGCAAAATGGCTACAGTTTGGACCAGTACAAGTAAAAAGAGTTTTTAATTCTTTATTATTTGGTGCAACTAATTTACCCTTTTCTCTATGTAGCCACAAATATAAATTTGTCATTGCAGCAGAATCAAGAAATTCACCTGTTTTAAATGTTATGCCATACTGTTCTTCAATAGCTTTTAAAATAACCTTGACAGTAATAGCTGGTTTTAAATCTTCTGGGAATACTCCTCTTCTATTATGGTGAGAAGATGCAGTACTTATGTTTAACCCATTGTCTAAATTATTTGTATCATCATAAATATAGCTTTGTGAGTGAGCTATAAGTGGATATATTATTGCATCATTATAAGTAACTGAATCAACAATAAAATCTTTACCATTTTGTAAACCATCTTTTATATAAGCATTGCTTGCAATGTGATTAAAGTTATTTAGCCATAATAAACTATCTAAACTATCTTCTCCTATTAATTCTGTTAGTGTTAAAGTATCACCAAAAAAGGTTACTTTATACATAGAGATCTCTCCATTTTTTAGTACAGCTTCTTCTAATTTGATTTTACCAAATCTAAAATGCAAGTGGTTTAATTCTATTCTTGCGCTACAAAATATTTGATTGTCAAAACCATCTATGTCTGGATTGTACCAATGTTTAAATATCTTGTTATTTGTTTTAGATGCTGGTAAATTAAAAGTTCTACTGTAATCAGTAAATATTTTTTC